ATGTTATGAATTTGTTACCAGAAAAAGATAAAACAAAAGTAACACATGCTTCATCACAAATTAATTATCAAGTTAAACCAGGTACAATAATGTTTTTTCCATCATACCTACCTCATCAGTACATTGTAGATATGGGATATAACCCATTTAGATTTATACATTGGAACTGTCAAGCAATACCTAAAGGAGTATTAAATGCTAACATTATTTAAAAACGAACCAAAACAAAATGTATTTGCTCCTGAATGGAATTATTTTATATATGAAAGTAATATAAAAGATTTAAATTTTAAATTAATAAAAAATTTAATTTTAAAAAAAGAAAAAGATATTTTAAAAAAAACAAAACCCTCTAATAAAAAATCAATTGATGGTTTTACTAAATTAGGTAAAAATAGTTTAACTTCAAGGTATGAAAGTTTTAATGTTTTAAAATGGAAAAATAAAGAAATAATAAAATTAGAAAAAAATATTTTAAATGAATATAAAAACTTTTTAAATAAACTAAATTTAAAAATACCTGAAAAATTATATATTCAATGTTGGGCTAATGTTTTAAGAAAAAATGAACAAATAAAACCGCATATACATAACACATCAAATAATTCTTATTTAAGTGGACACGTATGTATATCAACACAAAACACATCTACTTTTTATATAAATCCTATAAATCAAATTAATTATCCAGATACTTATGAAAGTAAAAATAAAGAAGGTAAGTTTACTTTGTTTCAAAGTTATATACCTCATTACACTAGTAAATTTAAAGAAAAAGGTGAAAGAATTACAATCGCTTTTGACTTGTCATTAAGTCAATTTTTAAACAATAGTAAACAAATAATTTAAAGGAGTGTTAAATGTCATTTAAAAAAAATAAATACACAGTATTAAAAAAAGCTATCTCACCTGAGATTGCAGAGTTTGTTTACAAATATTTTTTAAATAAAAGAAATGTTGCAAGATTTTTATTTGATCAAAAATACATTTCTCCGTTTACAGAATACTTTGGTGTATGGAATGATGATCAAGTACCAAATACTTATTCACATTATTCTGACATTGCAATGGAGACTTTATTACAAGAAGTAAAACCTGTTATGGAAAAACACACTGGTATTAAGTTAAGTCCTACGTATTCCTATGCAAGAATATATAAAGAAGGTGATGTATTAGCTAGACATAAAGATAGATACTCATGTGAAATATCTACTACATTAAATTTAGGTGGTGATTCTTGGCCAATATATCTTGATCCAACAACTAAAACAGGTCAAGCTGGTGTTAAAGTACAACTAGAACCAGGGGACATGTTAATTTATTCTGGTTGTGAGTTAGAGCATTGGAGAGAAGAATTTAAAGGAAAGAACTGTGGACAAGTATTTTTACATTATAACAAAGCTAGTTCTAAAACAGCTAAAGAAAACTACTTAGACAAACGACCTTTACTGGGTGTGCCTTCTTGGTTCAAAGGTGTTAAGTTGACAAAAATTAAAAAATAGTCTATACATAAGGCTTGCAGGGGGATGATCCACCACAGATTCCCTCTGCTTTAAACATATTGAAATCACATACAATCTGCTATATTACCTAATAAACAGGATTTTATATGTTACAAAAACTAGGTTTTTTACCAGGATTCAATAAACAAGTTACATCTACAGGTGCAGAGTCTCAATGGGTAGACGGAGAAAATGTACGTTTTAGATATGGTACACCTGAAAAAATAGGTGGTTGGCAACAACTAGGTGAATCAAAACTTACAGGGGTTGCAAGAGGATTGCATCACTTTGTAAATAAAGCATCTACTAAATTTGCAGCAATAGGCACAAACAGGATTTTATATGTATATTCTGGTGGAGTATATTATGATATACACCCATTAGTTAATCCATCAGGCACAACTATATCAAATTGTTTTACAACTACCAATGGATCTCCAACAGTTACTATTACATTTCCAGGAACACATACGTTTGTAGCAGGAGACATTATTACATTTAGTGATTTTTCAGCTGCAACTAATTCTAATTATAGTGCTGCAGATTTTAATGACATAAAATACATGGTAACAAGTGTACCAAGCCCTACAACTTTAACTATTACTATGGATAATAACGAAACAGGTTCAGGTGCTACTACATCAGGTAGTGTTAAATACTATCAATATTATCATGTAGGTCCAGCTGAACAGATAGGATCTTTTGGTTGGGGTATTGCATTATGGGGTGGTAATATACTAGGTGCTATTACAACTACTTTAAATGGAGCAATTAGTGCTACATCAGGCGGAAACAATAGTTCTGCTACAGAAATTACATTAACTAGTACAACAGGGTTTCCGTCTACAGGTACAAACCATGTTACAATAGGAACAGAAGAAATATCGTATACAGGAATTTCTGGAAATAAATTAACAGGCATAGGAAGAGGAGCTAGAGGATCAACAGCTACTACTCATTCTAATAGTGCAACAGTAACTAATTCATCTAGTTTTACTGGATGGGGATCACCAGCAGCTAACACTGACCAAGTGACAGATCCAGGATTATGGTCTTTGGACAATTTAGGGTCAACTCTTATAGCATTAATACATAATGGAGAATGTTTTCAGTGGGACGGTGATGCAGCTGATGCTACAGCAACAAGAGCAACTATTATATCAGGTGCACCAACAGCGTCACGTGATATGTTAGTATCTACTCCTGATCGTCACTTAGTATTTTTTGGAACAGAAACAACTATTGGTGACAAGACCACACAAGATGATATGTTTATTAGATTTTCATCTCAAGAAGATATTACAGACTATACACCTACAGCTGAAAACAGTGCTGGTACACAAAGACTGGCCGCCGGATCACGGATCATGGGTGCTAAACTAGGTAGAAATGCTATTTATGTTTGGAGTGATACTTCTTTATTTACTATGAGATTTGTTGGAACTCCATTTACATTTGTTTGGTGAGATTACTTGGTTTTATCCAACAGCTACATCTAATGTAAACACTAGATCAGTTACATATAGTTATTTAGATTCAACAGCTAAAAGACCTATATGGTTTACTAATGCTAGCACACTATTTCCTAGAACAACATGGGAAGATTCTTCTGTATTTGGTTTACCACATGCAACAAGATATAGCGCAGGAGATGATAATTCTTTTGATGTCAAAGGTAATACAGATGGAAACACAGTTTATTTTGAACACGAAACAGGAGTTAACCAACAAGAAGCAGCAACAGCTGCTGTTGCAATTCCTGCTAATATTACATCTGGTGATTATGATATTACACAAAAAGTTGTTAGAGGAGCTGCAACTAATTTAGGTGATCTTAGAGGTGATGGAGAAAACATAATGAGAGTTAGTAGAATTATACCAGATTTTATAGCACAACAAGGAAACGCTATTGTGCAATTAGATTTAAGAAATTATCCAAATGACACAGCAGCAAGCTCATCATTAGGTCCTTTTACTGTATCATCTACAACAAATAAAGTAGACACACGTGCTAGAGGTAGAGCTATAGCTCTTACAATATCTAATACTGCTGTAGATACTAGTTGGAAATTAGGAACTTTTAGGTTAGATATACAAACTGGAGGAAGACGATAATGGAAGCTTTGATAATAGAATTAGCTAAAAAATACGGCATGGAAAAAGCCATGCAGTTGTTGGGTTTAGATGAACAAGAACAAAACCCTAAATATACATTTGGAATGCCTTTTACTAATAACAAAGTTAGTATTAATCCAATGAAAATGGTAGTTAATCAAGGTATTAAAACTTTAATGGGTGGTAGTAAGATGGGAATGGCGGTGCCATTAATAGCTGGAGGTTTAGGTTTAGCTTATTTAAGAAACCCATTAAGACAAGGTTCAATGAATTATAATCCTTACCTTAAAGATCAAATGACTTATTTAAGTGAAAATAATATGTTGGGAACTGATCAATCAGGTTTAACTAAATACGGAACTGACTCTATATTAAGTGGTCAAAACGTTGTGTCTATGTTTGGAACTAATGATTATTTAGATCAATTAAATAAATATAAAAGTAAATATGGAAAGACAATGCCTAAACATAGATTAGAAAAATTAAACAAAGAAATAGCTGATTACGAATTAGCTAAAGTAAACAAAGAATTAGAAGCAGATCAACTTAAAACACTAAAAAACATAAATGCTAATACAACACAAGGTGATAATAAAGATGACAGTGGTAAAGGTGGAGGATTTAACGAGGCCGCGCATAATGCAGGTAAAGCATCAGCTGCTGCACAAGAACAATCTAACAGAGATTTCGCTAGAGGACGTTTTAATCAAGGAGGCATTGCAAGTTTATAATGGCAAAGATAGTACAATCATTAACTAGAGCAAGCTCAGAGTATGAAGAAGACGTAGCACAGTCTTTAGTTAGAGATTTAGATGCGGTGTTAGAAAAACTTAACACAACGTTTCAAGAAGAATTAAAACAAGAGATAGAAGCTAGAAGTTTCTTTTTAGATTAATGGCAGTAGTAAACCAATATAAATTTGTAGGTATAGATAATAGTACAAGCGGTACTGCGCTTACACCATTAGGGTCTGGTATTCCCGCAGTCAATGAAACTATTGTTATTAAATCTATACTTGTTACAGCAGCTGGTACACCTACAGTTACAATCACAAACAACAGTATTACAGCTATTAAATCAGCAGCGTTAACAGCAAATGTTACAACAGAATTATTAACTCAACCGCTAATAGTAGAAGGTGGTAAAACTTTTACAGTACAATCAAGCAGCTCAGATTCGTTTGATGTGGCTATTAGCTATCTAAACATCAAGAAAGAGGTAACAACATAATGAAAATATATGATGCTAAAGTAGAAGAAACTTACAGACACAAGGAAACTGGAGAAGTTTTTAAAACAAGAAAAGACTGGGAAACTAAAGGGTACAAAGCAGAAGAGATGGCACAAGACGTAAAAGTTATTATGCCAACTCTTGATTTAGTAGGAAAAACAAAGTAAACTAACAAAACCATGGCAATAACAGATATATCAATTTCAGAAGAATTAATGACTAACGCACCATCTATAAAATATAGAGGAAACGAAGGTCCTAAATCTCCACAAGAAATGCAACAAATGATGATAGCCTCTTTAGAAGAAGAGTATGCTAAATACAGATTTGAAATGTTAGAACAAGGACTAGAGCCTATGTCTTTACAACAGTTTATAGAACAAGCAATAACCGAAGGTGACATGGCTGGTGGCAATCCTTTACCAAACGATCCAACAAAACCAGTTAATCCTTTTCAACCTAAACCTACAGGACCAGTATTACCTGACAGACAAATGGCAGCGTATGGTGGTATCATGGGTATGGATGGTAGAAAACAATATGGAATAGGATCATGGTTTCAAAAAGCAAAAGACAAAGTTGTAGATGATTTAATTCCAAATGAGATAAAAGAAAACCCGTTACTAACAGCTGCAATTGTAGCCGGTGGTGATCAATTATTAACTGAGGGTGCTGGACGAAAAAAAATATTAGAACAACTAGGCACAGTAAAAGATTATATTGTTGATAAATCTAAACCTTTTACAGATCAATTAAAAAAAGTTACAGATATTGAAACAGGTAAAGATAGAACTTTAGGTGGTGACATATTGGGATCAATAGCTAAAAACATTGTACCAATAGTCGGTGGTATTGGAGCAGGTTTATTTACTAAAAATACAGAGTCTGACACACCAGGTTTACCAAATGACAACACAGCATTAAATTTAGCAGAATATAAAAAAGCTGCAAACTTATTGAATCAAAAACAAGGACTAGCAGCTGATATGAATTTCTTACCATCAGTATCTGCTAGAAAATATTCACCAGAAGAAATGGCTATTACATATGCACAAGCAGCCAACGGTGGGAGAATAGGATATGCAGATGCCGGTGCGGTTATTGATTATGAAAGCGACCCTAATTATCAAGGTTGGAAACAGATATATGAAGTAAATCCAGACGCAGCTTCTATGAATGAAAACCATAAAATATATGAAAACTATTACATGAGTAAACAAAACCAAAAAGCCGAAGGTGGAATCATGGACCTTGGTGGTTTAGAAAAAGATTATAGAGCTGAAGGTGGGTTTGTACCTATAGGAAAAGAAGAAAAAGCGGACGATGTGCCTGCAAGATTAAGTGTAAATGAGTTTGTATTTACTGCAGATGCTGTTAGAAACGCAGGTGGTGGAGATATAGATGAGGGAGCAAGAGTTATGGAAAACATGATGAAACATTTAGAAGCTGGTGGACAAGTATCAGAAGAGTCACAAGGAATGGCTGGTGCTAGAGATATGTTTGCAACTTCAGAAAGATTAAGCGAGGTTATATAATGGCAGTAGAACAAATACAAAATTTACCACAACAATACGTAACAGATCTTGGCGTTGACTATGGAAAACAATTAGCAGGTTTAACATCTATACCATTAGATACAGCTAAACTTGCACCCCAAGTAGCAGCACAAGATGCATTACAAACACAAGCATATAATTTAGCAGGATCAGGTGTTGGAGCATACCAACCATATCTTACACAACAAGCAGCATACTCAGGACCACAAGGTTATCAAAGTTTTATGTCTCCGTATCAACAAGATGTAATTGATGCAACACTATCAGAATTTGACAAACAAACTCAAGCAGGTCTTACAGGCATTGGACAGAAAGCAGCGATGTCTGGTAACTTAGGCGGTGGTAGAGAAGGTGTAATGAGATCAGAATATATGTCTAATCAAGATGCTAACAGAGCATTGCTTCTTGCAAAATTAAATCAGCAAGGGTTTAACCAAGCTAATTTAAATGCACAAACAGCATTTAATCAACAAGGCACGTTAGCTGGAAACGTACAAGATTTTGGAACAGCAGATATTAACCAGTTGGGTCGATTGGGCGGACTACAACAGGCACAAACACAAGCAGTACTTGATGCACAAAGCACCATTCGGTAATCAATCAACAATAACACCGAATCCAACACCACTACAAACGGCTCTTGGAACAGCTAGTGTATTGAGTGGTATCTTTGGTGGTAATCAAAACAGGCAACGTACACAATACGAAAACCAAGTTTTAGGATCGTAAACATGAACAGAATAATGCGAAGACCAATGTTTAGAAAAGGTGGTAGTGCCGGTGAAGGTATTACTTCAGGCCTAGCTCCTAGACAAGGCTATGCAACAAACGAAGACAATACTGTAAAGCAAAACGATTTATCTAAAGTAAATCTTAAAGACATGAACATGCAACAGATAAAAGATCTAGCAGATAAGATGGCTTTTCAAGCGCCACCTATGGCACCTGATAATTCATTAAGAGATTTTAAAATAGACTTTGGTTTAGATTTAATATCAAGATCACCACAAGGAAACATATTTCAAACTGCAGGAGCAGCAGCTAAAGAACCGTTTGCTAATTTTAGAACAAGCAGAGCAGCCTACAACAAAGGTGTACAAGATAGAGCTGTAACTAAATACAATAGTCAAACAGGAATGTTTGATACATTACTAGGTGCGCAAGCTAAGATTCTTGGATCAGAAGGTGGATCTAAAATGTTTGCTAAACAAGCTAACGATGCTGAGATACAATCTATTATGGGTGATTTGTTTCAATTACAAACAATTCAAGCAGATCCAGATACAGCTATAGATGAGGATGAGTACAATCAAAAACAAGCAATTTTAATGCAAAGACTACAAGGATACACTGGTAAAAACCCTGCAGTAACATCTTTGTTTGGTA